TCATGTTGTTGAAGTATCTTGCGAAATTGCATGACATCGGGAAACTTGGCATCTCCGATGTCATCCTGAGCAGGCGGAAGTTATCGGTGGCGGATATGGATACGATCCGCGGGCATCCCCTCAACGGGGCGGCGCTGATCAAGGATATGAATTTCGATGAGCGCATTACCCTGGGCATTTTGCAGCATCATGAATGCTGGGACGGTTCGGGCTATCCGTCTGGATTGATCGGCACCCAGATTACCCTGTGGGCGCGGATGCTTTTGGTAGTGGATACCTATGACGCGATATGCAGCGAACGTGCAGAACATAAGGCGCGCACCGTGACAGAGACCTTGAAGATCATGGAACGGGAACAAGGTGTCAAATCTGATCCTGACATATTTCGAGTGTTCCAGAAAATGATGACGAGAACTTAATGGTCTGCGATGGAATATCTTCCCTTCTTTTTCGGCGCGGCGGGCCTGCTCGGTTTTTTAGGAACGATCATCACACTGCTGGCAAGTAAAAATAAAAACAAGGCAGAGACAGAAAACATAAAGATCGAGACCGAAGAGAAAATGATCGCGCTGCAGGCGCAGCTGCAAGACCAGATCATCGCGCTGGTGGAGAGCGGCAAAAAAGATTATCAGGAACGTGAGCAGGAAAGAGTCGCAAAGCGTAATGAATTTGACAGTCTGCATAAAGGTCAAATGCAATTGCGCGAAGAACTGCAAAGCGAAAGGTCGAGAAACATCCAGTTGATGAGCGAGAAAGCGGACCTGGAGAAACTGATCCGCAGGCTTGAATCAACACTGATCCAGATCAACAATGATGTGACGACGATCAAGAAAAATACAGGCCAATTACCTGGTCAGAAATAAAAGGAATTGTATGAGTAACGGACGTTTGGACAAACCTGTATATCAATTGCCGCTGGATTTTAAATGGGTGGGCGTTGATGAGGCGATCCAGCAGGATGAGAAGGTATCGAATGAAGCTGCATTGGCGGCTCTTTCGGCTTTACGGATCAAAATCAAAAATGATAGCGGCGCTGAGGTTGAAATCACGCCGCGATGGATGGACCTGTATAAGCGATTGATCGAAGGCGGTTGGAAGTGGCGCGTGGCGGTCTATATCGCGTGGGCAAGCCAACCGAAGAAATATAGATGGCCAGCGACACAGGAAGAATTGGCGGTGAATTGTTTGGGATTGAATTCAGACCGCGCGATCGCTACCTGGCGCAAGAAGAATGCGACCATCGATGAGACGATTTCCATGCTGCAGGGGTCGATCATCTTCGACGCTTTGCCCGATGCGTTGAATGCGATGGTGGAAGTTGCAACCGAGGCGGATTACAAAGGCCATGCGGACCGCAAGCTGATGTTCGAGATGGGCGGAATCTATACGCCGTCCAGCAAGATCACAGCGGAGATCGCAAAGAAGTTGAGCAAGTCCAGTTTGGGTGAGAGCGATCTGAGTGATCAGGAGCTGAGAGATATTTCGGCTTATGCGAGTCATGAGTTGGAAAATCGTCAAGCCCAGCCCCCTTCGGCTTCGCCGCATTCCCCCAATTCGGAGAGTGCATCCGAATTAGGGGAAGAGGATACTGATTGATGTCTACAGCTGCAGTGCGTGCAACAGTAAGCCCGAAACAGGCCCAGGCTGAGATGGCGAGGCGTGAACTCGCACGGCGGCATCTGATCGATTATTCGATCTATGTAGCGCCGTGGTATCAACCCGCGAGACATCATATTTATCTGGCTGAAAAATTGGAGCAGGTGAAGCGGTTCATCGAGACGAACGGGGCCGAGGGCATCGGTCGTTTGTTGATCTGCGAGCCTGCGCAATACGGGAAAACGGAACAGGCCAGCCGCCTGTTCCCATCATGGGTATTGGGAGACCTGCCTGAGACGCGCATCATTTTGACTTCCTACGGCGCTGACCTGGCCACAGAGAACAGCCGCTATACGCGGAATTATGTGGGCAGCGATCTATATGCAAATGTGTTCGGGGCGCGTTCGGCGGTGGATGAGCCTGTTGAGTTGAGCGCTGAAAGCAGGTCCGTGGTTTCGTGGAATTTGAAGGGGCATCGCGGTTCGGTATTTGCGGCGGGTGTGGGCGGCGGTATCACTGGGCGTCCTGCCAATCTGGTCGTGATCGATGACCCGTTCAAGAGCCGTGAAGATGCGGAGAGTGAGACCTATCGCCGAAAGGTGATGAGCTGGTATCGGTCGGTCATTTATCCGCGCGTTGCGAATACGCCAGGGGCGGCGATCATCATCATGCACACGCGCTGGGATCAGGAAGACCTGGCGGGTCAGTTGTTGACACAGATGATCAGCGACCCCGATTCGGACCAGTGGGAGGTTGTGTTTTTGCCCGCGGTGGCTTTGGCTGAGGATAAATATCCGCAGACGGAAGCAGAATATCGTGAGAATTTGCTGCGCGGGATCTACATCCCGATGGCTTCGGAAGGTGATGCGCTGGGACGCAAGCCAGGCGAACCGCTATGGCCAGAACGTTCAGATGCGGCGAAGCTGGCGAGCACGCGCGCGAACATGATGGATTATGACTTCGAGGCGATCTTCCAACAGATGCCGCGCATGGCTGAGGGTGAGTTCTTTGACGATAAGGATTTCGGATTTATCGAGAAAGCTCCCGAGGGCTTGCAGTGGTATCGCTATTGTGACCTGGCTTTGGGCGCGACAGAGACAAGCGACTGGAATTCATCCATTGCGGTGGCGCTGGATGAGAAGACTGGCGATCTGATCCTGCGTGACCGAATCAAGGTGCGTGAGCTGGAGTCATTTTTAGGACAGACGAAAGCGGCCATGCTTTCAGACCATGAACAAGGAACGGAATGGGGCGTGGAAGATGTGGCTTTTCAGCGTTTGGTGGTACAGCAATTTTTGAAGGATAAATCTTTGGTGAAGATCAGCATCCGCGCGGTGAAGCCGAGCGGTGACAAGGTGGAGCGTGCGAGGCCGTGGCAGTTACGCGCGAAACAGGGACATGTGAAGCTGGTGCGCGGGCCGTGGAATTTGGATTTCATTCGGGAGGCGACTTCGTTCCCGAAGGGACGCCATGACGATGATGTGGATACGGTCAGCGGCGGTGTGCAGATGATCTCTGAGGGGAGCGGTGGAAGTATGAGGACCGCGAGCGCGGAGGCGGTGGTGGTGATGGCTGAGGAGATGTTTGCATAAACCCCCTCTGTCCTTCGGACATCTCCCCCAAATACCGCTTCGCGGATATTTAGGGGAGAACAAGCAATAAGGAGATTGATATGGCTAAAAATAAATTTACTGAGTTGTTGGAAGGACGGATGGAATTGGTGGAGGCGGTTGAAGGTGCGCCAAGGTCGATCCGTGTGAATGGTGCGATGACTGCGGAGGTTGTCAATGGCAATCGCCGCGTTTATCCCAGTTCAGTGCTTGAAGCGGCGGTGGCGGAATTACGCGACCATCTGAACGAGAGCGCTGGGCAGGGCCGTGCGGTTCGTATCCTTGGTGAGGCGGAACATCCGTCTGACAAGGGCGGGCGCGCGAACCTTTTGGAGACGGTCACAAAATGGAACGAGGTCACTTTCGACGGGTCGAAGGTGGATATCGTTGGCAATGTGTTACCAACCACCAAGGGACGCGACATCCTGACCCTGTTGGAAAATGGCGTTATGCCTGGCGTGAGTATGCGCGGGTACGGTGAAGGCCAGACCGAAGGAAAAGGCGAAGAGAAGATCTTCCGTGTGAGCGATCTGCATATCACGGGATTTGACCTGGTGCTGGAGCCTTCGTTTGAAAATCAAGTGTATTTGCTTGAATCACAAAATCAAGATGATGATGCGGAAGCATCGGGAGAAAATGAAATGTCTGATGAACTTTTAGAGAAACTGCAATTGCAGGAACAGGAAAAGGCCGAACTCAAGAAACAACTTGAAGTAGCCCAGAAGTTGGCCGCTGAAGGCGAACAAGCCAAAGCGGAATTGGAAGCAGGCAAACGGAAGAGCGAAGTTGAAATCGCCATTACCGAGGCCACCAAGGACCTGCCTTTCGGCAAGGAACTCAATGAGATGTTCGTTGAGAGCATCAAGGATGCGCACCTCGCTGATGCAACCGCTGTGAAGCAGTTCGCTGAAAGCAAGCGCACTGAATACGGCAAGCTGGCCGCAAAAGTCGTCTTGAAGGGCATGGGTTTTGACGGCAAGATCACAGGCGTTCAGTCTGTGCTGGAAGCTGAGACAGGCACGCCCGATTACGCGCGTGTTTCGTTTGAGATCACCGAGAGCATCCGCAAGAGCGAGATGCGACCGATGAAAGACCTGCGCAAAGGCGAGAGCCGCGCCGAGATCTTCACCCTGCAGGTGCTCGAACGCTTTGACAACCTGTACAAACGCCAGTTGATGAACGAAGCGCAGCAGTTCAACGAAGAAGCGACCAGCGATCTCAATATCCCGTATTCGGTCAGCCGCGCGATCATCGCCGAGGCGTTCCCGAATCTGGTGGCCGCGAATGTCTTCGATGTGGGCTTGATGAACCAAAGCCCAGAACGCATTTATTTCGAGGCGTTCACAGGTGAGACGGGTTATACCGTTTCGATTACCGATGAAGTGGAAAACGCAGGCGCGGAAGGCACATGGTACGCGCTCGCTCATCCGCGCATTGTGCCAGGCACGGTTGTTGTCACCAGCAATCCCGCTGGCACAACTTACGCGGAAGGCACCGATTACGTGATCGATTATGAACTCGGAAAGATCAAGGCAATCGCTGCTGGCGCAATTAATGCCGACGATGTGTTGGTGGATTACGACTACAACGCCATCCGCGACGGCGAAGACGCTGAAATTCAGCGCGCAAAAGTCAGCTTGAGCTATCAGACCATCGAAGCCGCGGCTGACCGCCTGGCTGATTACATCACCCACGAAGCAATTGTGTTCTCACGCAGTCAGCTTGGCTGGGATGCGACCGCGCGCACCATGGCAAACCTTGTGCGCCAGACCCGCTTGAACATCGAGAAGGGTTTGATCGAAAAGGCGCTTGCCTCCGCTTTGAGCGTGGCATCCAACAGCGGCGGCGAATGGACGGCTTCGACCGATCCATGGTCATTGCTGGTGGAATACCTTGGTTATGCCAAGGTGAAAGTTGCCAACCGATTCTATGAACCGACTGGCATCCTGTGCAGTCCCACCAATGCCGATTACCTGAGCAATTGGGACGGCTTCACGAACAACGGTTTCCCGAATGCCGTCTTGACCGCTGCTGGATATGCGGGCGCTGTGAAAGGTCTGCCCGTGTTCGCATCCACTTCCATGCGCGATGGCTGGGTCTTGGTATTCAACCGTGAGATCGTGATGCACCGCATCTTCCAGCCGATGACCATCAAGGGACCGTTCCAGACCTTCGGCTCGAACCGCAAGTTGGTTGCGGCTGAACAGTATTACACCGAAGAATACAACGCTTCGCTTTCCCCGATTGCGGGCAAGGCGTCCTTTGTGAAGATTTCGTAGGCCCCCATCCCCCTTCGGGGACTTCCCCCAAATCAAAAACCGATTTGGGGGAAGAAAAGAAAATTATTATGTTGAGATGAATCCTGCCGCAAGAGCAGGTATGCCCAACAAAGGAGAAATGAAATGACTAGTCCTGATGTAAATTTACGAACGGGAATGTTGAACGGTCTTACCAGCTTGATCGCCAAAATCAATGGCGAGCAATATACAAAGACCTATTATGTCGATAATGTTGTGGGCAGCGACACGGCCAATAACGGTCTGTCATGGACAAAACCGTTTGCGCAACTTTCCAAGGCGATCACGGTCTGGGAAGCCTTCCGCGCGGTGCAGACCAACATCTACGCCAAAGGGTTGATCTATGTGCGCGGTACTGGCACGGCTTACACCAAGCTGACGGCATTGCCGAACTATTGCGATATCGTTGGGGTTGGCGCAAACCCACGCGGCAATGGCACTGGGATCGCCAGCATCACTTCAACCACTGGAGAGGATACCTGCGATGAAGCCACTGGCGCGCGCGGGCTGGGATTGTTCAATTTGCAATTCACGGGAAGCGGAACGGGTCGCGCATTCGATGCGGCTGTGCTTTTCCGCTCCACCATCGAGAACTGCACGTTCGTGAACAAATCCACTGGCGGGATGCGCATTGTCAAAGGCGGAGGCCTCACCATCCGCAACTGTCAGATCGGCGGCGGCGATACCGTCAGCTCGGCGATCGGGCTGGAGAATTCTGGAACGGACAACTTCAACAACTGCCTCGTCGAAGACAATGTGATCATCGGCACAGTGGATGGCGTAATCGTCACCGCAGGCTTATGTGATTCGACCCTATTCCGCAAGAATTTCATTTACGGCGGCAGCGGGCACGGCGTGGACGATAACAGCGGCGCAACTTCATTGGTCGCTCATGCGTTCTATGTGGACAATATGATCGGGTCCGCGGCAGATGGCATGGAAATGACCCAATGCGATGGAACTTGCAATTGGGCAAATTGGGTGAACACGAACGGTACGACCACCTGGGAAGATGCTTTCTAATCCCCCTGATTGAATGTCATTGCCCTCCCCCCGCGAAGCGAGGGGAGGGCATAAGGAGAATGATATGACACATATCAAATATATTGGAAAAAGTCCGCGCATGTTGGTTGATAAGTTCTTGTTTCAAGGCGATGAGCGCGAGTTGAATCCGAAACTTTTATTTTTAGTGGAGAACGATTCGAATTTCGTGATTGCTCAAAAATATCCTGAAATTCTACCCGTGCCAGGCGTGATCCTTGTACCTGAAGATCAATTACCTTTGGAAGAAGAGATTCTGCCCGAAGCGGTTGACGAAACCATCACCGATGAGCAGATCGAAGAGTTTGTGAAGCCACCGAAGAAATCACGGAGTAAGAAGAAATGACAAAAGCCCTGGCCGATATGATCACTGAATTGCAGGAGGATATTCCTGCGGTGGATGGTATTCCGAGCGATGCGCAGTATGAACGCGCTGTGAAGGATGCTGTGCGTGAGTTTTCTCGTCGGTGCGGGCAGATCCAGAACGGCACGCTTGATATTGTCCCAGGCACGGCTTCGTATGCGCTGCCCGCTGACTTCCTTGACCTGATCGAGATCGATAATCCGTTTCAGCCTGAGCACCAGGTAATGGTGACTTCAACGGGGATCATCCCTTTCAGTGAGCTGCATCCATTCTGCGAAGAGCGGACCATCCGCAACGGGATGATCACATTCGTCCCAACCCCGAGCTATACCATGACGCGCTACATCGAATATAAAGCGGCCTGGGTACTGGATGAAGATGATGCTTATCCGCTGACCGATGATGAGGCGCGGATCGTTCTGCTGAAGGCGAAAGGGATCTGTTTCGAGAAACTGGCGAATGCAAACGCGGGGGCGGGCTTCAAGTATGCGGTTGGCAATATGTCTGTGGATAAGAGCGGCGTGAGCGAAGGATTTTCAAAGCGGTTGTATGAGCTGCATGGTGAGTTTGTGCAGGCCTGCGATGAATATAACGGAGCGATTATCAGATGATGAGTGCTGGCGATTGGCTGCGAATGCAATCAGAGATGGCGGCGGTGAGGACTGACCGTTCGTTCGATGTGGAGTTTCGGCGCGGTGCTGTGACGCTCGATCCGCAGGAGGTGCGGGTGGAGGCGGTCAATCGGTCCTTTCGTTTGCAGAGCGATGCGGCGCGGGAAGCGCGTGTGGCGGTGGTTGTATTCGGTGCCACAGACCTGGATGTAGCGCTCGAAGATCGTTTCAATATTGACGATGTGCTTTATCGAGTTGTGTTTATTTCTGTGAACCGCGATGTGGATACACAGGCCGAAGCGGTGGCGGTTGAATAACCCCCTCTGTCCTTCGGACATCTCCCCCAAATCGGAAAGCGCGATTTATGGGAGAAGGAATTTGAAATGAATTCTGGTTTCAAGTGGGTTGTTTCGCCAGAACAGCGGTTGATCCCTGCCATCAAAAAATATGGAAAAGATGCTTTGATCGCGGTGCAGGCGGTGGCGAATTATTGGGGACAGTTTATTCAGGATGAGGCGCGGCAGAGCGCGGTTTGGGTTGATCGAACAGGCAATGCGCGCGGCGGTTTATTTTTCGGGGTGGATGGTTTTGGACTTGGTACATTGACAGGTGAAGTGACGCCTGATGCAAAATCGGAAATGAAAGATGTGGCGGTGGAAAGCGGCAATGCGAATACGTTGATCATCACGCTGGGGCATACGGTTTTTTATGGAAAGTTTTTGGAATTATCGAACGGCGGCAGGTATGCGGTGGTGATGAGCACCATGGAGAGAAACCTGCCGAAATTGGAACGAATGTTGAAGGATAGTTTGAAGTAGCCCCCTCTGTCCTTCGGACATCTCCCCCAAATGCGAAGAGCAAGAGCGCATTTAGGGGAGAGTAATAAGGAAAATCATGCCAACATTAGCTGATCGTGTAAAAGCGTTTATGAATCCCAGCCCCACCCTGCCCTCCCCAAATGGGAGAGCATCATTTGGAGAGGGTTCTGTTTCGCCTGTGATAACTGAGGATATTTATTCGCGGTTCAAGGTGGAGCGTGACCGCAATTCGATCATCAAGGATTGCAGGGGCATGTATGACGATGATCCGCGGGTGGAGAAGATGCACCGCATGTATGCGCGCGATCTGTTACGCGGCGGATTTGTGCTGAAGACGGATAACACAAAAGCCAGTGACGTTGTAGCGGCATTGCAGGAACGGCTGAAGTTGAACCAGGCGCTGGAAGATTGGCTGAGACTTTCGATGCGGGACGGCGATTCGTTTTTGGAGGTGACGCCCGCACAAATAACAGGATCAACCTGGCAGGTGGAGAATGTGACGCGCAAGCCCACTTTGCAGATGCACAGGAATTCAAATTCGGCAGACCAATTCGAGAGCGTGGAAAGAGCGTTCTGGATGGGCAGTGAAACCTTCATGGGGATGGAACCCCCAAAGGATGCGATCTGGTTCCCAGAGTGGAAGATCATCCATGCGCGCTGGAACCACGATGAAGAAAGCCGTTATGGAAGACCGATGATGCGGAGCGCGCGCAGACAGTTCAAATACGTGCAGGATGGCGAGTTGAATGTGGCGGTGCGGCGCAAGATCGGCGGGGCGCAATTGCGCCAGCATGTGGTCGAGGGCAGCGCGGCGGACGTGGAAAAATATAAAGAGGATAATAAACTGGCGCTGGGCAAACTGGCGGCGGTGATCGACTTTTTCAGCAACAAGGCATCTTCGTTGACGGTACACCAGGGCGACGGGAACATCGACCGCATTGGGGATGTGGAACATCACATTGCAACCATGGCGACCGCGAGCGATGTTCCAATGGAATTGATGGCTTACGGTGGGGATCTGAACCGCGATATTTTGGGCGAGAAAAAAGATGCTTATGAAGAGACGTTGAACCAGGGGCGCGAGTGGGCCACTGTGGAGATCATCCAGCCGTTGATCGAGCGTGAATGGATGATGAATGGAATTTTACCCGCGAGCGTGAAATATAAAGTGATCTGGCGCAAGGCGAAATCATTATCACCGACTGACCTGCGCGACCTGGCGGATGCGGCTTCACGATTGAGAATTTTGGGCGTGAAGGAAGAAACCATCCAATTGATATTGGCTTCATACCTGCGCGATGTGGACCTTGAAATCATGAGCGGTGACGGTATGGACAGCACTGCGTTCGCAAATAATTTGAAAGGATTGTCCATATAAGTGGTGGTTTCGATACGCCCCGTAAAAGCGGCGGGGCTACTCAACCTCCGAGGTAATAAATAAATATGTTCATTATGGAAAGCAAGACATCGAAGTTGATCGCGCGATTGGATGAAGTGGCTTTGGGCAATTTGGACAAGGCTTCGTTCAAGGCGCTTCTTCGTTTACAGGTATTTTTCACTGGTAGAACACACGAGCTAATGATCGAGTTCGGAAAACAGGCGACTGCAATCTTACTGGAGCATGGCGGCAAGGATGGGATTTTGGACGGCGGCAGCGGGTACAGCGCACAGATCGAAATGTTGAATGCGTGGGGCGATACGTTCAAGACCTGGCAGGATGAATTCCTTGCGGCGCGCAGGGAAGCGGTGAGTTTGCCTTTTGGGGTGATGGCGGTGCGGCATGAGAGGCTGGTAGTGGACACGGTGGTTTCGATACGCGCGGGAGAGAGCCGTGCTACTCAACCACCAGGGTATGAATTTAACGAGGCGATTTCAAGCGGTGTATTCAAGCCGCAGATCGAGATTTTGTTGCAGGCGGCGGCGGAATGGTTTTATGGTGATGCGCAGAATTTATCTGGGCGGATCTGGCGGATCGATGGTGAGGGGCGGGATGCGATCAATCGCGCAATTATGCAGGGTGTTGCGGACGGCGATTCGGCCTGGAACATGGCGAAGAAGCTGGAGCAATTTTTGGGCGCTGGGATGGATTGTCCGCGCTGGACTTCAACGAGGTTATATGGACGGACTGCATCTGATAAATCTGCTGGGGATACGACTGGTCTTTTGGCTGGCAATGATTGCGATGGGCGCGGTGTTTCTTACAACGCTTTACGCCTGGCGCGCACGGAAATTCAAAAGGCTCACGCTCTCGCCACCGATAAGGTAATGGCGGCGCAACCGTGGGTTGAGATGGAAGCCTGTCATCTTTCTGCGAGTCACCCTGAAGCGGATGAATGTGATGACATCGTTTCGGGCGGCGATAAGAATGATGGCGTTTATCCCGTTGGGACGGTTCAATATCCGCTTCACCCGAATTGCTTTTGCTACAAGACTGCGGTGATGATGGATGAGAAGGCGTTCACTTCTTCGTTGAATGGCTGGTTGAATGGGGAGAGCTGGCCTGAGATGGATGGATATAGTAATTCGATCGGCGGTGATTTGAATGTGAGTTTGATGTCCAATGCGGCGAGTTTGGCGGTGTGGTTGTTCGGCGAAGATCTAAAAGGATTATTGCAATGACATTATCCGATGATGTAAAAACGACGATGACCAATAATTCGCCTTTGATGGCTACCCTGACAGGCGGTGTGTTCAATGATGTTGAGGAGATTTCACGTCAGAATACGCCAGGCGCATTTGATGGCAATAAGGAGCTGATGCCGTGCGCGCTGATCAAATATGGGACGGAGATCCCGCTGACTTCGGGATATGCCAATGCGGTGCAAACTCCGCTGACCATTTATTTTTATGAACGTTCGGGTTATGCCAACATCGAACCCGCCATGGGATTGACATTCGATCTGTTGAATGCCAGCCAGGTTGGGACGAATGTTTGGAGGATTGAGTTCGATAACGCAGTGTATCAACAGCGGGACACGGCCCTGGATTGTCCGCTCGGCTCGCTGAGATTTGTAGCCAAGAGGCTGCGATAGTTTTGACCCCCTCCCTGCCCTCCCCCAAATGGGGGAAAGAGCATCCCCAATTTAGGGGAGGGTATAGATAAAAGGAGAAATGAAATGACACTAGCAACAAATGCAAAACCTTATGGGCTGAGCGACATCAAATTGACTTCGATTGATGGCATCACCCAGGTGGATCTACCCGCTGCCACCAAATTGACGTTCAAGGAACGTGTCAAATCAGCGGAAGGCGTGGGCGACGATATGCTTTCAGTCGTTGTCTCCGTCCGTGAAGGGGTGGAATGGGAACTGGAAGCCACTGGCTTGCCGCTGGAGGCGCTGGCTGTCATTTATGGCACCACCACCAGCACCACAGGCGTTACGCCCGATCAGGTCAAGACGCTTGAAAATCATGGCGCGGTGCGTTTGCCGTATTTCAAGATTTACGGCAAATCATTGGGCGAGGGCGATGATGATGTGCATTGCATTATTTACAAAGCCAAGGTGACCGAAGGGTTGGATGCGCCGATGGAATATGGCAATCTGCAGATGACCAAGATCAAAGGCATCGGCATTGATGACCTGACCAATGGCGTCTTTGATTGGGTGCAGAATGAGACCGCCACGGCCCTGCCTGGCGCCACTGGCTCCCCGTCTGCGATCACTTGCACGCCCGTCCCTGCTGATGGCGTTTCGAGCATTGACATCACTGATGACATCACGCTGACCTTCAATAATGCTCTGGCGGCTGGCGCTGAGAACGGCATCATCCTGGTGCGTTCGGATACACAGGCGGCGATCGCGTGTGCCCGCACGATCGGTGGAAGCCGCAAGGTTGTGACGTTGAATCCGTCTGCGAGCCTGACGGCCAGCAAGACCTATCTGATCATCGTGCCGAATGTCCATGATATTTATGGGCAGACGTTCGCGGATACGGTTTACAACTTCGATACGGCGGCGTAGTCCCGACCCCGACCCCCACCCGACCTCCCCCAAATCAAAAAACGATTTGGGGGAGGAGAATGAAATAAAAAGAAAGAAGAAATAATGTCTCAAAAAAATCTAAAGAGTTTAGGACAATCACAGATTGCAAAGCAGATCAATTTGGCTGAGTGGCGCGCGAGCCGTATGCACGAGATGGATCTGCCGAGCGGATTGCAGGTGACGGTGCGGGATGTGACCATGACAGACTTGCTGTTGACTGGCAAACTGCCCGCTTCCTTTGTGGACATTGCACAGGATGCGGCCACGAAGGGCGATTCGCTGGATTTGAAACAGCTCGCAGAAAAGGGAGCAGATTTCAGGGACATGCTGGATGCGCTGGTGGAGATCGCGTTGGTGACACCGTTGATTGGCACGGAAGCGGATGAAAGTCACATCACGCTGGCTGAGCTTCCCAATGATGACAAGATGGCGATCTTCAATTTTGTCAATCGGGAGGTAACTGCTTTGCAGTCCTTTCGTGAAGGACAAAACGAACCTGTGGCGGTTGTATAACTCTGCAAGCGCATACGGAAAACGTCCCAGTGATTTCATGCAGTTGGAGACCGAGATCGCGGCCTGGGCGTTGGATGAAGCCTGCCTGATGATCGGCAGAAAATTTGAGAATATGTTGAACGAAGGCAAAAGCCCGTTTGAAGGTCAATTGACCGAGCAGGGCAAGAGACAAAGTTTTGCATCCGCTCCGAAGCGGTTGATCAAAAAGGTAAAAGATGGCAATCCAATTAGGTAGCGCATACGGAAAAATAGTCATCGACTCCAGCGGTGTGACCATTGGGGTTGGTAATGCTACCAAGAGCCTGGGCAGTCTGTCAGAGGTTGCATTGAAGGTGGGGACCGCAATGCAAAATGCAGGCAAGATGATGACGCTTGGCTTGACATTGCCGATTGCGGCGCTGGGTGTAGCATCCATCAAGGCGGCCAGCGATCTCGAAGAGACGAAGAATAAAGTGAAGGTGGTCTTCGGCGAGATGTCTGATGATGTGCTGAAGTGGTCAAAAAATTCAGCAACAGCATTCGGTCAAAGTCAACAACAGGCGCTTGAGGCGGCGGGGACTTTTGGGAACCTGTTCACTTCGATGGGGCTGGCACAAAAAGAATCGGCGGATATGTCTGAGGGGTTGGTGCAGCTTGCGGCGGACCTGGCTTCGTTCAATAATATCGATCCCGCTTTGGTTCTGGAGAAATTGCGCTCGGGTCTGGTGGGTGAAGTTGAGCCACTGAGGACACTGGGCATCAATTTGACCATGGCGGCCACCAAAGCCAAAGCCGTGGAAATGGGGCTGGCAGGCGCAAACGGCGAAGTAACACAAGCGGCATTATTGCAGGCGCGTTATGCGCTCATGCTTGAGCAATCTAAAAATGCGCAGGGAGATTTTGCACGGACTTCGGATGGGCTGGCGAACCAGAGCAGAATTTTGAACGCGCAGTTCAAGGACTCACTGGCCATGCTGGGTCAGAACTTATTACCGATCGCGCTGGCGTTGGTACAGGCATTGAATAAGATGTTGACGGCGTTCAATAATATGCCCGCTCCCGTTCAAAAAGCGATGCTTGTTTTGGCGGGACTGGTTGCTGCATTGGGACCCATCCTAATAGTAGTGGGATGGTTCGTGCAGTTATTCGGTGTCATTTCTGGTATTGTCACTACGCTGGGCACCTTGGGAATTACGTTCGGCGGGGTGGCGGCAGCGGCAAGCGCGGCAGGGACTGCATTCCTGGCATTTGCTGCGAGCGCGGCGCTGATCATTTTGCCGATCATTGTGATCATTGCGACGCTGGCTTTGTTGTATTACGCCTTCAAGAATAATGTGTTTGGGATTACTGATACTGTCAAGCAACTGTGGTTTTTGATCAAATATTATTTCGGGTTGATCACCAAATGGATCGTTGACTCATTCAGGAAGATCAATTGGCGTGAGATCGGTAAATTTATGTTGCTAGGGCTGGCCA